GGTGGTTTCCATGAAGGGCTGCTGAGACAGGCTGAACGCCCGTACCGGATGCCGATCGGCGACGACCGCTGTATGATGGGGGTAGACGTGGGCGCTGTTCTTCACGTCGTTATCCGTAAGTTCGCGAAGGATCCTGCAACTGGCCAGCGCGTGCGGCAGGCGGTGTTCATTGGGGAAGCGAGCTTCGATGATCTGGACGATCTGGTTGAGAGGTACGACGTGCGCCTGGCGGTCATGGACGCGCTACCTGAAGTGCACAAGGCGATGGAGTGGGCCGCGAGTCACGAGGGCCGGGCGAAGGTAGCTTATTACGCGACCGGCAAGACGGGCAGCAAACGATCCGAAGCGGCTCGCGAAAAGCCATCGGATAAGTTCACGATCGAGATTGATCGGACGCGCTACTTCGACGGGTTGCGCGGAGATTACTTAGCGGGCGAGATTGTCAACCCCGAAGGCATCGAGAGCCAGGTACCGGAATACTACCGGCACTACGCGAGAGTGAACCGCGTCGTGAACCTGGACGGCGGAGGAAATCCGTATGCGACCTGGGTGCGGATCGGCGATGACCATTACGTGCATGCAGACATCTACTGTCGAGCGGCGATGGAACTTCTGGGTCCGGTGGCGGAAGGTGAAACTTCCACGATGCTGGGCGGTGATGAAGAAGAACGAGGGCGGACGGTAGATATACCCGGCGAACAAGCTGGCTGGGACGAAGAGGACGACGACGGGAAGCGGAAGAGCGCGTGGCAATAGCACCGATCATCGTCACGAGCTTCCCTAAGAGCGGCCTGCACCTGCTGGCGCAGATGATGCGCCCACTGGCGGAGCCGAGTCCACTATTCGGTGGCTACTACAGCGAGCGCCAGATGACCACGCATGAGAACGGAGGTTGGGGGCCGGGCCTGAGATCGGACACAGATGTACTCAAGGATCTGAACGATCTTCAGGATGGCGAGCAGGTTTGGGGACATCTGGCAGCTATCGAGTCCGTAGCCGGATTCCTGGAAGATATGGGCTGGCCAGTGATTTTCCTTCACCGAGATTTGCGGGACGTGGCGGTGAGCATGGCCTATCATATCGAAAGCGACGATGATCAGAATTTCCCGCACCCGCGGAAGTGGACTTACCGAGCGCTGCCGAGTCATGAGCGCCGAATACAGGCAGTGATAGAGGGCTACGCCGGCTGGCCGAGTCTGCGAGATTGGTATCGGCAGTACGCGGCATGGGAGCGATTGCCGTGGGTGCTGACGTTGACCTACGGCATGTTACGAGGAGCCGTGAATGCGAGCGCGATCCGAATTCTTGAGTATCTGCGAGAGCGTACCGGGGAAGCGTGGTCAGCGGGAATAGAGGATGACATGGTCGGCAGCATCTTGACCAGCGGAAGTCCGACGTTCAGGGCTGGCCGGGTGGGTGATTGGGAGCAGGAATTTGACGGGCCGCTGCGGACATTGGCCGAGCGCGAATTGGCTTAGGAGGTAACGATGTCAGAATCAATTGAACAACGAGGGCTACGAGCCGCGCTGGTCCGTATCTTCGGTGGTGTTCCGGCAGAGGAAGCTGCAGCCCGAGCGCGGGAAGCTGCCAAGCAGGGCTTTCAGGAGGCATATGACCTGAGCGGAGAGGACGAGCCAGTCGTTTACACCAGCGACGGGCGGGCGATCAAACTCGGCTACCGACAGCTCGAACAGACACCGCGGGACCTGAGTTCGCTCAGCCAGGAGAAAGCCAACGAAGCGGCGTATCGGCTCTGGAACACCAACCCGCTAGCCAAGGCACTGATCGAAATCATCCTTGACTACGTGTTGGGAGACGGAGCCGTCATTCAGGCCGAGGACGAAGATGTAGCCGAGGCCTTGCGAGCTTTCTGGGAAGACCCAGTCAACGACTTCGACGGCCACGGGGCCGAGAGCTATGTGAGAGAACTCGCGCTGTTCGGTGAGCAGCTACTGCTAGCTTTTGTGCGGGATGGCGTGGACATTGGAATAGTGGCAGATGGCCGGCTCAGGCTGGGTCCGGTAGACCCCAATCAGATCGCGAGCATCATCACGCATCCGCTGAATCGCAAAGACGTTCTGGCAGTGCGGCTCAAGAGCACGACCGGAGGCATAGACGACGGCCCGATCTTCAAGGTTATCAAGGCGGAAAGTGCGGCTGGAACCGAGGAAGGCATGCGGGACCTGGCGGAATACCGGAAACTGGTCAACCGGGTCGAAAAGGCGATGGGTCGGGAAGAGGGTGAAGGTACTAGTGGGCGCATCACGGAGGCCGCGCTGGACCGCAAGGAAATCAATCGACGGCTGAAAGAAGGCAAGGAGTGGCGACTGACAGAATTCAGGACAAAGGACAACAAGCCGATTCCTGGCACGGGTCGAGTGATGGAAGTAAAGGAGCCGGTACTTGACGAGGTCTTTGATGGAGAGTGCTTCCTGTTCCAGGTGAACAAGCTGAGTACGGGCATCCGTGGCCGTGGCGATCTACTGCCGCTGATCGACTGGCTGGACCGATACGACCAGCTGTTCTTCGACGCGGCCGAGCATGTGCAATTACTAAATACCTTCGTGTGGGATTTGGAAGTAGAGGGCGGCACCGAGGGCGCAGCCGAGACTGAGAAGAACTTGAGTTACCAGGCCAAGAAGGTGCGCGGTGCTAAGCCCAATAGCGTCTTCGCTCACAACCAGAACATCAAGTTGAGTGCCAAGAACCCGGACCTGAAGACAACGGATGTGGAGGTCATGATACGAGCGCTGCGGATCTTCATCGCCGGCGGGATGCGTGTTCCAGAGCACTGGTTAAGTGAGGGGAGGAGCCAGAATCGCGCAACTGCTCGAGAGATGGGCGAACCGACGCATCGCATGCTGAGCAGACGACAGGCGTTCGTGCAGCGTATGTTCATGCGGATGTGCCAGTACCAGATCGATGTGCTGGTGGCGCTGGGACAGCTACCTGAAGAAGTTTCCCGTCTGGACAACGAAGGCAAGATGACTGGAGATACCGTTCTGGCGCGGGAGGCCTTCAAGATCAAGATGCCGGATATCAACATCAGCGATACGCGTGCCGCTAGTCAAGCACTACAGAGCGTGGCTCAAGCGATCTTCCGATTGGACATAATTAACCTGATCCCAGCCCGCGCCGCGCTGGAACTCGTGGCGGTTGTGTCCGACATGTTGGGCGTCAAAGTTGATGTAGAAGCTGGATTAGCCGCGCTGGAAGGTAAGGACGCGGAGACCAACGCTCTGGCAAACCTGTTGAAAGGACTGGATCGGGAGATTCCGGACGTGCCGGCTGGCGAGGAGAACGGGCGCGAGCCAGGCGGGATGACAGAGCCAACGGCAGAGGAGGCGGGATAATGGGAAAGGATGGGTTAGGCGCAAGGCTCAAGCCGATTGGAAGCCAAGAAACGAATCCGTTCGTGAAGCACGAGCATAAGCATTTTTGGAAGCCCGGCTATGAGGAAGTGTTCTGCGATTGCGGTGAGGTATTGGAACCTGAGGAGTTAGCGCGCATTATGAATTCGCTGCCACAGCATCCAGTCGACGACAGCGAATACCGGAGGCCGACGTGAGAGTGATCTGGGGCGGCAAAGTTTATTCCCGTAAAGAGCGCAGACTGCTGACTCTGGCCGCGGCTAAGCGAGAATTGAAACGCTTGTCTGGCAAGCGTCATCTGCTCGTGCCGATCTGGAAACAGCTAATGAGGGATTTCCCGGCGGGCACGCTTGACTGAACAAACGGACAGCGTTTGCCCAAACTGCGGGAAACGCAGCTGGACGGCCGATCCGCAGAATCAACAGGAATTGCCGCATGGCAAAGCGGTGTATTACTGTAACCATTGCGGAACGACCGTGGCGTACCATCCGGCCCTGCACGCGACTGAAACACATTTCACGATCGTCACATTCCCGGAAAAGTCCGATGCCGCAACGGCTGACTGAGCAAAGCGAAGCCGAATTCCGCCGCGAGCTTGAGCGGCTGCTCTCAGCTGGCGATGCCGTCACCGATGATGCGCGCAGAGCATTGCTGCTACGCTACGACGAACTCCATCGCAGCCTACGCAATCGGGCCATCAACACCGAAGCCTGGCAGGGTGAGCTCGACGACATTCTGGCGGAGATCGACGACATCGTACTGCAAGCCGCAAACGACATTCAGCGTTTGGGTGTCCAGGCTCATCAAGAGGCCTGGCTGGCTGGCGAGGCCCGTACGGCCGCGCTATTAGAGATTGGAACGCAGATACCGGGCGGGGTACATGACCCGTTCTTCCTTGAGCCAGCGCCGTCGCCGGGCTTTTTGATACTGCCGCCAGCCCGGCCGGTGGTGCTGGATGCTGTTCACCGGGCGTTTACCTTCGACCGTATCGTGGCGGTGACTACGGAAATGCAAGCTGCCATCCGAGGGCAGGTGATCGCGGCTTGGATCGGGCAATTGACTCCATTCCAAGCCATGCAGAACATCACCCATATCGTCGGGATCCGGAACTTGTCGGGCTTCCGGGAGCTCGGAACCACGGGCATCAGTGCCAAGGCTGAGCGTATCTTCCGCACTGAATTGATGAGGGCGCAGAATATGGCGGGGCGTGATCGCATGCGGGATGAGCTCGGACGTTTCCCTGACCTGAAGAAGATTTGGTTAAGTACAGGAGATTGGCGCACACGGGATACACACATCGACGCGCACGGCCAGGTGGTTCCAGTAGACGGGAAGTTTATCGTGGGAGGTCACGAAGCTGATGGTCCGCTTGATCCTACATTGCCGCTTCGGGAACAAATCAACTGCAGATGCGATTCGGTTCCTTATCGCGAGTCCTGGGGGCCAGTCGACGAGCTGATCGGCCCGCTGAACGATCAGGTAGATCGTGAAAAGGCGCGGCGCGCGGCGGAAGGTTTACGCGTGCGCTACGAAGGTTCGCGGATCCTGATGGGAGCGCAGAAAGCGGAAAGGTTGCGAGTGGCGAGATGAGCATGCCAGTTGTACAGAAGTCATCATTTTGGATCTGAACAAGGTCGATGACTAAACCATTTCTAATCTCAAAGGAGGTTTACGATCTCGTCTTCGCCGCCCATGCACTCGTCTTTCTCCTAAAGCATTTTGATAACAGCGATGGGAAGTATGACGAAGCGATCAAAGAACACATTGCAGAGCTAGAAAAGTGTCTCGAAAACACAGTCATGAAATGTTGATTGATGACCTGATCAATAGCTTTCTGCCAGAAAAGCTGACAACGCAAGAGGCTCATCGGCGTCTTATTAAGGCAGGAGAAATTGCTAGTTCTCGGAGAATTTCGGTAAAAGCAAAGAGGCTATGTGTGAAGGTTAGTCGTGTGAACAGCAAACATGTATACGTTTCCTGTTTCTTCAACGGCGCCCACAACGGGAGGCTGATTTTTAATCACGATGAATATGAGACATTCCGTGAGGCGCTCTATCGTGGGGCCGCGTCAATGCCCAACCAGCTGACAATAGACTTTGAGGACGGGTCATTTTGGGATTATGTCAAACAGCAGTTTTAGTTCCGTGAGCTACGCTCCGCGCAAGACAGTCAACCGACGCACGGGCGTATTGAAGTTGACAACTGCCCAAGGCAAAGCCTACGGCGCGGTGATCGGGATGATCAACGGCAGTAGCCGACTGGCCAGGCAGAAGTTCACGACCGACCACGAGGCGCGCGCTTACCGGATTGAACTCCAGGAGCGTTATGAGGTGTTCGAGTTGAAGTACCAGCTGGCGCAAAACCTGGCAGAACGTCTGTGGTGGCGGAAGATGCTTGACTGGCTGCGGGCGAAGCTGGGGCGGAATCCAAATTCGGCGCTGTTGGTGTGGCATACGCGCGATCTGGCGGAGCTGGACATCGCTGAGCGGCAGCGCCTAGCCAGGCAGATAAGGGGGCTGTCATAGGCTCAATCCACCGAGTCATTCCCAGCGACCATCCTGGAGATGTTGTTTGGTTTCATGGAAACAGCGGATCAGGCAAGACAAAGCTGGCACTGACGTTGGATGTACCAAACAAGATCATCTTGGACGGGGACGATCTGCGAGAGTGCTGGACGCTGGGTTTCACGAAAGCTGACCGCTACGAGCAGAACCTACGTATTGCCAAGATCGCTCGCCTGCTCTGGATTCAGGGCTTCAACGTGGCGGTGGCAACGATTTGCCCGTACGCGGATCTGCGGAAGCGGATACGGAAAGAGATCCTGCCCGAGGTTCGCTGGGTGTATGCCGCAGGGGGGAAAGAGGCCAGCGATGAGTATCCATTCGAGGAGGGAGGCTGGCGGTGAAACGACCAATAGAAGTGACCAGCGAGAGCACATCGCGGACGCAAGTGTTCCCGCGCGGTGCGGCACTTCCGCGGAAGACGAAGGCGATGAAGGTCATCCTAGATTTGCTTTCCGAGTATGCCGAAGGCGAATGTGGGATTTGTGAAGCTCCGTTGCTGGCACATTGGGCTTACTGCCCAAGCTGCGGCCAGGCGATTGATTGGGACGGATGAGTGTAGCCTTCACCTTGGACTGGCATTGGGATGAACCGCTCTGGCCGCTGGCGAGGTTGGGCACTCCTCAAGCAACCGACATCGCGCGCCTGTTCACTGTGCGGCGCTGTTTCTGGTGTGGACTGGAACTGATAGGGCCGGGAGGAGATTCTCTGATGGCGCTGCATATGGAACAGGAACACGTTGGGCATGACGTTCTGTATACGTCTTACCCGCCAGCGATGGGTTTGGAGCAACGAGGCAGTGGTCGGGATGCGTAGTTCGTGGCAGGGGAGCACGTTTCAAGCTCAGCATCCGACGCAAGTAGAACAGCAGGTAACATTGAGCTCACAGGAGTTCAGCCTGCTCCAGCAGATACGAAGCTTGAACGGTGGGAGCCATACAATGTACTTGGTGAAGACGGCCCGAGGCAGGGATGGGTTGCACAGCTTTCGATTGCGTGAGAATACCGATAAGGTAAAATAAATACCGTCTGCTGGAGATCTCCAGTCATGGCATAGTAGCGGCCTGCAATGAGGGCACCGAAACGACGGCACAACGATTGACTTAAAAGCGTTGTGCGCCGAGCTAGTCACTCGGCTCGCGAACTTTGGTGAACGACCTGGTCAGGCCGCTACTGACTTGACAACAGAATCACTCAGCATGTAAGATCAATCCGTAGTTGGGCGGCTTGACGCGCGAGAGAATCCGCCCAAGGAGAACCGTTCCGGTGAGACCGCGTAACGGATAAGCCATCCGAGATAGCGAGAAGTCCCGTCTTTAGCCGAAAGGTGTTACCTCGATGCCCGAGATACGATGGTATGGAAGGGGTTCCCATAGAGATGGCAGGAAATAAAACGAGGCATCGGCACACGCCTATCCTTGGGACGGTCAGATAATCTGACCCCAGCTTGACAAACCCATACAATTGCATGTAAGATCATTTTGAGGGCCGGACTCAGTCCGAGCTCGGACACGTGACCACAACCGCACGCGTCGCCTAAAACGGGCGGCGCTTTTTTATTTAAGCCGCTTTCTGGGAAGGGAGGTGCGCTTGGCCAGACGCAGGAAAAGCCGCAGTCGTAAGAATCGCCGCACCGAGCGAAAGTTGCATCAGCATGTAGCTGAAGCTACCGCGGCTGAAAAGAAAGCTCAGAAGGCTCGAGCTGGTCGCTACGGCATCGCGATCAAAAAGGGCGGCAACGTCACAAAGCCGTCTAAGTATGCCAGCGTCTCCGATGGTCAGTTCGCAGATCCTGTAAATTACCGCTATCCGTTAAGCCCCACCTCTAGGGCAGTCAACGCCATCACCCGATTCAATAATCCAGCTAACCGAAAAGCCGGAGGTTACTCTACGGCCGAGTGGGCGATCATGGGCAAGAAGATCGCGAGCGCCAACAAGGCGAAGATGTTCAAGGGTGGCAAGGTCGTAGATCAGCGCGAAGCAGAAGGGGATGCTATGGCGAAATTGGAGCAGGAGCTGGAGAAGTATCAGCAGATCCCGATCAGCGAAGCCCTTGCGGCATTCAAGCTGCTGGAAGCGGACGACGAAGACGAAGACAAGCGTGGGACCGAATGGGAAGTCACGATCATCGGCCCGGACAGCGACAGCGATGTCGTGACAGAGGGAGGCAAGACATACGTTAGAAGCAAGAACGGACGGCTGTACTCAGCGGACGGCCTCAAGAAAAGCGTGCCACTGTTTGAGGGCGTCAAGGTTTATGACAACCACCTGACCGACGAAGAGTTCGAGGCAAAGCAGGGAATGCGCTCGATCAAAGAGGAGTGGGTGGGGGTCATCATTAACCCGTTTTGGGACAAGACGGCCAACGCTGTGAAAGGCACGCTGAAAGTCATTGACGCAAAGCTGCGAAAGAAGCTGGTGGAAGCATACGATGCCGAAGTGCTCGACTCAATCGGACTAAGTATCGATGCACTCGGCGACGGAGCAACCCGAGCGATCAAGGCGCTGGGAGGGACCGTGATGCAGGTGGTCGAGAAGATCACCAAGGCCCTTTCTGTGGACGTGGTCGCAGATCCGGCAGCCGGAGGACGACTGGCGCGATTGGTCGCAGCCCAGACTCCATACAAGGAGGTAATGGATATGGAACCGAAAGAACTTTTGAAGATGTTGGGTGAGGCATTGGAAGAGAAGCTGTCTCCACTCACCGAGCGCCTGGAGGCGCTTGAGGCCGAGGACGAGTCTGAAGAGGACGAGATCCAGGCCACCGAAGCAGCCGTTGCGCTGGCCAAAGAAAACGAGATCGACCTGTCCGAGGTTGAAATCGAAGGCAGTGGTGACGAAGGCCAGATCACCGAGGCAGATGTGCAGCGTTTCATCGACGCGCAAGATGGTGGCGATGAGGACGATGACACGGACGACGATACGCCTCAGGCGGTGAAGGATGCGGTCGCACGCGCAGAGAAGGCCGCCAAGGAAGCACAGGCGACCGCAGCCAGGGCAGCCAAGCTGGAGAAATCGTTGGCTCTCAAGGCCTCACAGAGCGAGCTGGTGGAAACGCTCGCCGAGAGCGGGCTGCCGAAGCCTACCCGGACCGTGATCGCAGAGCAGTTCAAGGACTCGGTATATGAGCCGAAGGACCTTGAAACTGCGATCAAGAGCCAGCGCGAGATGTTGAGCGAGCTATCTAAGAGCGGCACCGTCCGCATCCCCGAGGCACACAACATCAACGTCAGTCCGGTGACCGCCTGGGATGAGTACGAGATGGCTTTCCTGCGCTTGCTGGCAGGCCCGACGGGCTTTGGCAAGATCGTTACCACGGCCAAGGAACAGAAGGGCAAGTCGGACGAGGAGCAGGATCATTATGCCCCTCAGCGATTCTCTGAGGCGATCGGGCGCTATGTGGAGGCTGGCATGCCGGCCTTCCCGAAGCCGGTTCGTTTGAGTGAGTGGTTCTATGACCTGATGGGCGACGTGGACGCGGCTATCGATGGGAAGATGCGCAACCAGCGTCTGACCGAAGCGGCAGTTACCACGAGCTCCGTTTCGAGCATTGTGAAGAACGCGGTCAACCTTTTACTGGCCGCCGACTATTCGGTGCGCCATCGCTGGTGGGAGCCCATCGTGACCCAGGAAGACGTGGACACGCTGGACAACGCGACCCTGATCCGAGTGTATGGGATCGGTGGCCTGAATGTGATGGCTGAGGGCGATGCTTACACTGAACTGTCGTGGGCGGACGAAGAGGAAACCGCGGCGTTCGTGAAGCGCGGTGGCTACATCGGGGTGACGCTGGAGACTTTCCTGCGGGACAAGATCAATATCCTGCGCGCTATCCCGCGACGGCTCTCGAATGCCTGGTACAACGAGATCAGCGGCCTAGTCAGCAACGTCTTCACGGTCAACACGGCCGCTGGACCGGTGCTGGCAGATACAGGCGCGCTGTTCAACGCTACGGCGATTGGCTCGGCTGGCGGACACGCTAACTTGCTGACCACGGCTCTGAGCTACGCATCCTTCATAACGGCTCGAACCGCGATGCGAGTGCAGACCGACCAGACCCTGGGCAACGGCAAGCGGCTCAATATCGGCCCGAAGTTCCTACTGGTCCCGGCCGACACCGAGAACACAGCTGAGGAAATCCGCTTGAGCCAGATGGTACCCGGCGAAGATGGTGGGGCAACCAGCGGCGGCCAGATGCAGACCGCGAACACGCTCCGTAACAGCTTCCAGACGATGGTGGTTCCAGAGTGGACTGACACCGACAACTGGGCGCTGGTAGCGGATCCCGCGCAGTTCCCGGCGATCTACCTGATCTGGCTACGAGGCCGGCGAACGCCGGAACTGTTCTCAGCAGAGGACGAGCGCTCCGGAGCGATGTTCACCAACGACGAGCTGCGCTACAAGGTTCGGATGTTCGGCCAGCGCTTTAGCGCGACCTACGACTGTGCGCCTGTGGGCGATTTCCGCCCGTTGCACAAGTCAAACGTCTAGGCCTGACGAAGTAATCGAAGGGAGCTGGCCGCAGGGCTGGCTCCCTGACAACCTGGAGGGAATAACCATGAATGAACGACTAATTCCGCTGCAGTTTCACCTCAACGGCGATGCGGCTGGCAACGGTGTCGCGGGCATCTACATCAAGCCGGCGTTCCTGCTGACCGACATTGGCAGTTTTGTGACCATCGCCGGTGGATCGGTGACGGTATCCACGATTGATGTACAGGATGACGGGACGGACGCAGTAGTGGCGCATGACATCTCGACCGACGGCATCACCACGCTGGCGACGCAGGTGCGCTTTGAGGCCGGGAGTGTCATCGAGCTCGACCTGAATCTGACAGGTGGCACGACCCCCACCGTCACGGGCGAGATCACTTTGTGGGGCTACATCTCCGAGTAGGAGAGACTCCATGAGCGATGAAAAGAGCCTGAGCAAAGAGCAGCTCAACGCGCTGGCGGCCTTCCATGACGTGAGCATGACGGGCGGAAAGGTACTTCGCTCTTCCGCATACGAGGACCATGCTGGAAACGGTCGGCAGAAAGCTCTGGTGGATTTCGGCATCGCAGGGATCAAGAGCTT